CCAGAGATGGCAACAATGATTAAAGAAGGCGCAAGCCTTAACGAAGTCATGGACGTGCTGGGTGGAACATTTGGCGGAGCAACCGCTAACAGCGCCGAAACCGCTGCAGGCAAAATGAAAATTTTGTCTAATTCTATTGGCGAAACTAAAGAGTCAATTGGTGCTGCATTGTTGCCAGTAGTCGAGGCCGTGCTACCGATACTTAATAAGTTTGCTATGTGGGCTCAAGACAACCCGCAAGCATTCCTCGCAATTGCTGGCGCTATCGGTGCTGTTGCAGCCGCAATTGTTGTCACCAACATAGCCATGGCACTAAACCCATTTGCCCTAATTGCTGCCGGCATCGCATTGCTGATCGTGGCGCTTGTGACCGCATACAACAAGTTTGAGTGGTTTCGTGACGGCATCAAACTAATTGTCAACACCGTTATCGGTTTCTTTGCTGGCATGGTTAACGCAGCAATCGGCGCGGTTAACGCAATTGTGAGCGCCTATAACTCGATACCGTTATTGCCTGATTTGCCTAAAGTGCCTAACTTGCCTGTGCCACAAATTGGCGGTACACCTACACAGGTCGCTGGACGCATGAACCTACCGCGCATGGCTAACGGTGGAATTGTCAACTCCCCTACTCTTGCGTTAATTGGCGAGGCAGGCCCAGAAGCCGTAGTGCCTTTAGATCGCATGAATAGCGGCGGGGGAGTGACTATTAACGTCACAGGTGGGCTTGCCACAAGTGCCGAGATCGGTGAATCGGTTGTTAACGCTTTGCGCGCCTATTCGCGTAGCGCTGGGCCGTTGCAGTTGCAGGTGGCGTAATGCCGGGCGTGGCGGTTGTTGATTCAGGAAACTATGACCTGCAGATTGCCACAGGTTTTCAGGTTGACGCATTTGTTCTTGATGACGCACTTAAAGGTGTATTAGATAACACCGAATATGTGCTCGACGGCACGACCGAGTTTGCCGATGTAATGGACTCGACTGTCAGCATCAACGTGCGGCGCGGTCGCCGTGACGTAGGCGATCAGTTCAGCGCCGGCACAATGACATTCACCATCCAAGATGTGACAGGGGTATTTAATCCGTTTGATCAGAACTCGCCCTATTGGGACACCCCGCAAGCAAAGCCAGGGCTTGCACCATTGCGCGAAGTCCGACTAATCCGTTACAGCTCAACCGATGTGCCCGAATTATTGTTTAGCGGTTATGTTGTTAACTATGACTACAACTTTGCGCTCGGCGGTCTTGACACCGTGACCGTGTATTGCGCTGACCAGTTTTACCTACTTGCACAAACATTCTTAGACGAACTAAACGTCACCGCAGAGACATCAGGCGAACGCATAGAAACCGTCCTAGACCTACCAGAAGTAGATTTCCCAGCAGGCGCTCGAGACATTGCCACAGGCACCGTAAACCTTGGCCACTTAGGTGCATACACCGTGCCGGCAGGAACAAACGTGTTGCAGTATTTAACTCAAATTAACGACACAGCCGAGTTCGGTCGCTTATTTATGTCACGGTCTGGTGTTCTGACATTCCAAGAGCGCATCGGTACAACTTTAAGCGCGCCTTTGGCAGAGTTTAAAGATGACGGCACAGGGTACAAGTTTGATGGCGTGGGCATCTCATTTGAAGCGGACTCGGTAATTAACAGATCAGTCGTTACAGGCCTAGACGGCAAAACCGCTACCGCAACCGATGCAGGTTCTATTGCCACATATTTCATTCAGACATCAAGCATTACAAACAGCCTGCTACATCTGCAGGGAGAGATTGACACCGCAGCGTCCTATCTGCTTAACCCAGAGCCCGAACCGCGCTACACCTCTGTGGCAACCAAGTACCTAATGCTGACAACAGCCCAAAAAGACACGCTGGCAACCCTAGACATTGGCGACACAATCAGCATAGAAAAGACGTTCCCTAGCGGTGCCGGAACGACCGAGTTGGCGCAAGAGCTGTCAGTTGAGGGCATCGAGCACCGTCTGGACTTCAGCACAGGCCACAGCGTCCTTTACAGCACCGCGCCAACAACCATTGTTTATGAGTTGATCTTAGACGACTCGGTGTATGGCACACTCGACGCAGAGAATGTTTTAGGATAAGGAGCACTTATGGGAGCCAACGCACAAACCGCAGTACCAGCATTTACCGCAGGCCAGGTATTGACCGCTGCACAACAAACGCAAATCAACACAGGCATTCCTGTATTTGCCACGACCGTGACGCGTGATGCGGCTTTTGGCGGTGCGGGCGAAAAGACACTTGCTGAAGGGCAGTTTGCTTATTTGGAAGACAGCAACACGACGCAATTTTATGATGGTGCAAGTTGGACATCGCTTGGAACCACGCTTGCAATTTTTAACGAGACACAAGCTGCCGGTACTAATGGTGGCTCAATTACGGCAGCAACATGGACAAAGCGAACACTAAATACAACCAATGTAAACACTATTTCAGGGTGCAGTATTGCGTCGAGTGTGATCACTTTGACCGCTGGAACTTATTTGATCAATGCGGAAACCAACGGTGATCAATTGGGATTGTTTAAGGCACGTTTGCAAAACACTACGGACGCAACAACAACGTTGTTTTCACAAAACGCATACAACTTTGTTGACGCGGGTTATGCGACGACGGTTGCAAGTATTATTGGAGCGTTCACGATTGCTGGCACCAAAAACTTTGAGTTGCAACAGTATTCGCAAGTAACATCTGGCGCTACAGGCCTAGGTCGTGGTTCAGCCGCTTATACGTCACTTTTCAGTCAAATACAGATTACGAGGCTTGCATAATGGCTAAACCAACTAAATCCGAAATTGATATGCAAATTGGCAACGCCACACGAGAACTAGCACCAGGTACAACTTGGCGTTACAACGAACCTGGCGACGGTTACTACTGTCTTGAATGGATGGACGACCCAGAACTTCAACCATCCGAAGCTGCGACAATGGCAAAAGCAACTGAACTGGCAATTCAAGCGCAGCAATGAAATGGCAACTGAAATTGTGGTTTCTATCATCGGTGGTTGTTTCCTTGTATTGGTGGCACTTATCGGCAAAGTCGGCAGCGACAACAAAAAAGACCACGGCAAAGTCCACCAAGTCCTTGGTCGAATAGAACAAAAGATTGACAACCATGTTGAAAATCACCGCTAAAGACAAAGCAATGTTTGCTAGTTATGCGCGTTCGGTCGTTGGCGCGCTCATCGCCGTTTACTCAACAGGCACCACAGACCCGCGTGATTATGGCAAAGGCGCAATCGCTGCAATCATTCCACCATTGCTCCGCTGGGTAAACCCTAAAGACGCAGGCTTTGGACGTGGCAACAGCGAAAGCTAATCCGAACGCAAGGCCATACACAGGCAACAGCGACGGCGCATCAGCAGGCCCACGTGCCGGCATGAACGAATGGATTAAGCAAGCAATATCAGCATCAAACAATGCCGTATGGAATAACGGGTCTTGGGGTGTGCGCGACATGCGCGGCAACCCTGGCTCATTGTCAGTACATGCCACGGGCAGAGCTGTTGACCTGTCGTACCGCAAAACTGACAAACACGAACAAGCGAACCGTAAAGGCGCGGTGTCGTTTATTGACGTTGTTGTTGCTAATGCAAATACGCTCGGCGTTGAGTGCATCCTCGACTATTTTCCTGCACCGTACGGTCGCGCATGGCGTTGCGACAGACAGGCTTGGAAGAAATACAGCAAGCCAACAATCCACGGCGCGCCAGGTGGCGACTGGTTCCACATTGAGATAAACCCACAGGCCGCCGACTCGGTAATCTTCGTGAAAGCCGCATTCTTAAAGGTGTTCGGGGAAATCCCACCCAAGGCTTGACCTATCCCCTAAGGTCGAAGTACCGACAAAAGGACAGGCAATGACTGACCCCCAGATATTTGATTACAGCGTCTATACGGGAGTGATGGACAACGGCCAGGAAATCTTGGTGCAGATATTTACCAGCCCAGAGTCGGGCAAGTTCCTACTGGGACAAATCGCATTCAGAACGCTCACCTCAAGTTGGGGTCAGCCCATACCTTTGGAGAAACGATGAACTACTTTGCAGAAAAAATTATAGGGCTAGTGCTTTGTACAGTTTTTGGCTTTACGGTCGCTGTAGGAGCTCCTGACGCGTCTGGTAGCCCGTCTGGGACTATTGCCCTAGCACCGTTACAAGCCAAAAATTACATAATTGAGCCGACCACGACTACCAGCTCAACTATCTACATTGACCCGTACAGCTCGGCTTGTGAGCAGTTCAGCGCGCTTGCCATCAACCTTGGCTGGCCTGCCGATCAGCGCACCGTCCTCGAGTCCGTCATGTTTCGCGAGTCGCGTTGCATACCTAACACGGTCAACAACAAAGACCCAAATGGCGGGTCGCGCGGACTAATGCAAATCAACGGATTCTGGACACCATGGCTGATTGATGCCGGCATTATCACCGATGCAGAAAACTTGTTACAGGCTGATGTTAATTTGCGTGCAGCGTTAGCGATTTACAATTATGGCGTAGACCGTCACGGTTACGGCTGGGGGCCATGGAGTGCAACTAAATGAGCGAAGGCTGTGCATGGAATCAAGGCGAACTAACTGAAGAAACCCGACAGATGGTATTGGAGCAAACAATGACAACAAGACACGACATGGCAATTTTTGAGCTGATTAACCAGATTGCTGACACAAGCAGAAACCCACACGCAAGCATCATTAGACGTTTGCGCGCAATGAAAAATTCGCTGTCATTAGAAAACCCGATGCCATTGCATGATGTGACTACACTCGACTTAGCAATCAAAGCATTACAAGCACATTCCTAACCGACAAGGGAGATTCCGACAATGAAAACCTGCACAATTTGCAAAGGCACAATTGCCTACCCAGACATTCAAGGCAAAACACACTTCGTCTGTGACGGCCGTGTGCCGGCAAAAAAACCGTTTGCTGTTGGCATGGCATTATCGCAAGCAAGCGCAGACACCAAATGGACACCCGAAGAACAACGCAAAGTTGACGCTGCAATCGTGCACGTTGCTCGCACAAAAGGTTTCTTTACATCTGATGACATTTGGAAGCACCTAGGCGATCAGTTTCCTGTTACTAAGGGCATCGCTGGACGGCTTAATGCAGCTGCACGTCGTGGCATTATCCGCAACACAGGCGAACTTGCATACGCCCAGCGCGGTGGCGCACATGACCATGCACAACGTTTAAGCGTCTGGGCAGGCATCTGATGGGCTTTGATCTAAGCAATTATGAGACAGTTGAGCAACGGTTAGTCAGGTTTTGGGCTGCATATCCGAATGGTCGCGTTTACACGTCAATGATGAATTACACGGGCGATGCTTGCGTGTTCTATTGCGAACTGTACGCAGACAAGTTTGACAAGGTGCCAGTATCTACGGGTTACGCGGAAGAAGTCAAAAGTGACCGCGGTGTTAATGCCACGTCGTTTGTAGAAAATTGCGAGACGAGCGCTATTGGTCGCGCTATTGCTAACTGCCCATTACAGGCGCCTGCTAGTGGCCCTAGACCGTCACGCAATGAGATGCAAAAGGTTGAGCGCCTAACTACATCACCGCAACCGCAAGTGCACACACCCTCTGGAGCATTTGCTACACCTAAGCAGATCGGCTACATCAAGAAGTTGGCTAAAGATGCAGCGCTTGATGATCTTGGTTTATTGGAGTTAATACAGCGCGAATTAAACAGCGATGAAGCCGTGTTAGAGCTGCTGAAATCACACGAGGCATCAAAAATAATTGAATTGCTCAAATGAAGTTAGACCCAAAGATTAGCGAAGCCGACTTTAAGGACATGGTAATTAGCATTGCCAAGCGTTATGGCTGGCTTGTGCATCACGATCTGCCGGCACAGAACACTCGAGGGCGCTGGATGACCAACGTGCAAGGCGATGTGGGATTCCCTGATCTGTTCATGGTGCACCCATTCCAGGGCGGTCGGCCATTAGTTATTGAGTTAAAAGCAGAGAAGGGCAAGTTGACGCCTGGACAAAAGATTTGGTTAAACGCTTGTGAGATGGCGGGCTGTCATGCAGCGGTATGGAAGCCCAGCGACATGGAGTACATTCTCTACACCTTAAGCAATCCCAGAGCGTAAACAATCGGCTAGTAGCACGACCTAAGCCATTCGCACGGCAGTTGGTGACACTTGGAAACAAGGGTAGATCGGCGCGCCCTTAATCATGCAAGACGAAATGAGCAAGGCAAAGCGCCGAGGCGAGTCGTAAACATAATCGACTAAATGCACAGGGAACCAGGTTGGGCAATCTGGTGGGTGGAGCATTCACACATCTATTGACCTGCAGATGACATACAGTTAACAAACAAAGAAAGCACAGACATGAACCCGACAACAAACACGACACACAATTATCGAGGACAAGGCGCGCAAGCGCCGCGTCAGCGCAAGCGAAGCGCGCGAGCATGACACGCCAACGACAAGAAAAAGACACACCGATCTACAAACAGGCACGCGCTGAACTACTGCGCGACTCACCTATCTGCCATTGGTGCAAACGCAACACCGCAACAGAACTAGATCACCTAGTCGAGTCAGACAAAGGCGGAAGCATAGAAGACGGATACGTTGCAGCATGCAAGACATGCAACTCAGCACGCGGAGCAACATACCGAAACAAAAAACTTGCAAACGCAAAACAAAATCGGGAAAAAGCAATCAACGATTTTTTATACGCGGAGCGACTGCC